CGACAAACTTAGGTTACCAGTGCTTTGTTTATGGTAAAGAATGCGATGAATCTACAGAGTCAGGTGGGTCATGAGTTTAGCTGAAACTGAATTAACGATAGGCGGAACGTCTTTCAAAGGCGTCTACATAGCCATACTACTAAGCCTTGCGACCACTCTTGGCGGTGGCGTGTGGACAGCAAGCTCGCTGTACAGTCGATTAGAGGCAGTCGAATCAAAGAAGATTCCAGACATCGCGCCATTGGAAGAAAAGATTTTACTGGTTGAGCAAGAGCTTGAAGCAAATGATGTAGGTCAGCTGCAAGGCAAACTAGCTGAGCTGGGCGTAAACCTCGTAACCATTAAGGATCAGCAGTCTGGTCTACTGGATATAAAGACAAAGGTCACTGATCTTGAGAAAGACATTGAGACCATGAAGTCCACAGTAAAGCAGGCTGAACTAATTACAGCTAAGAGCGAAGATATCGACAAAAGAATTCAGGCAATCGGACGGGATTTAGATTCTGTTTGGGAGGCGCTCGATTATGTCTCTAACCCTTTAAAATAGCGTTTGCATTATAATATTAGCTGTACTAATATGATTTATACGTCCATCACTACGATATGTGGTCGGCCCGTAGCCGTAAAAAACGTACCCCTCGCCTACAAAGGCGTAAAACCTGTCGAGGTCGCACCTCGTTAATAAGCGCTAACCCGTTGCTACACGATACGTAGATACGGATTAGCCGCTCCTTTAAGTCGGCTGATAAGGCGGCATGTGCCGCATAAATTATTTCGTCAATTTAATAGGAGGCCATCATGGCTTTAACAAATTTCGGTACGCTTACTGGCGACCAACTCCAAACCTGGAGCCGCGACTTCTGGAAAGTAGCTCGCAACCAATCTTTCATCAACCAGTTCGCTGGTTCTGGTTCAAACGCAATGGTACAGCGCGTAACTGAACTGACTAAAAACCAAAAAGGCACCAAAGCTAACATTACTTTGCTTGCTGACATGACTGGTGACGGTATCACTGGTGACAACACGCTGGAAGGGAACGAAGAAGCCCTCCGCGCGTATGACATCACCATTGAGCTGGATCAGCTACGTTTTGCTAACCGCATCGCTGGCCGTATGACCGACCAGAAGACTGTAGTTAACTTCCGTGAGCAATCACGCGACGCTCTTGCTTATGCAATGGCTGACCGTTGTGACCAGTTGGCATTCTTGTCTATGTCTGGCGTTGCATACACTTACAAAAACAACGGCGGTCTGCGTGCCACTTCTAGTACAGCTGGACACGAGTTGGTTGACCTTGAGTTCGCTTCAGACGTATCTGCTCCTACTTCAGATCGTCACCTGCGAATCAACGGTGTAAACCTGTCTGCCGGTGATACTACTGCTGTAACTGCAGCTGACAAGATCGGCTACAAGCACATCGTAAACCTGAAAGCATATGCTAAAGATAACTACATCCGTGGTATTCGTGGTGCTGGTAACCAGGAAACTTTCCACATGTTTGTTACTCCACAGCAAATGGCTGACCTGAAGTTAGATTCTGACTTCATCGCTAACGTTCGTAACGCTGGCGTACGCGGATCAAGCAACAGCTTGTTCGCTGGTTCTTCTAGCCTGATGGTTGACGGTGTAATGATCCACGAGTTCCGCCATGTGTTTAACACTTCTGGCGCTACTACTGGTACTTCAGAGAACGCTGGCGCAGCTGGCTACAAGTGGGGTGCTGATGCTGACGTAGTTGGCGGACGTGCTCTGTTCTGTGGTGCTCAGGCTCTGGCTTTGGCTGACATCGGTCTGCCTGAAATGGTTGAAGATACTTTCGACTATGGCAACCAGTCTGGTATCAGCGTAGGCAAGATCTTTGGTCTCCGTAAGCCTAAGTACAACAGCGACATCAGTGGCTCTGTACAGGACTTCGGCATCATCGCTCTAGACTCCGCACAGTAAGACAATCGCCCCCTCTTCGGAGGGGGCTTTCTTTTTTAAAGGTATTAATCATGAAGATTGTAAGCAGTGAGTCATTACGAGTGACGACCCTTGGTGGCGCCGTCGTGTTGTTTGAAGCCGGTGTACCCCGCGAAATTGCAGATGAAGTTGGCCTAATAGCAATTCAGATGGGCGCGAAAGAATACAACGACAAATATGTCGAAGAACAAAATGCTGAAGAAGCAGTGTTCGAAGAAATAACTGATGTACAGGATTCTGTACAGATCGACGAGGGACTAGTCGAAGCACTACAAAAACTGATCGAGGAAGCTGATCCAAACTCATTTAAGAACGATGGTACGCCGAAAGCAGCCGTCGTGAACAAGATGCTAGGTCGCACTGTGAGAAGTGAAGATCGAGAAGCAGCTTGGGAAATAGCACTCAACTCATAGGTAAATATCATGGCAGTCACAGTTCAAAGCGTTATTGACAGAGCGCAAACAGTACTTCAAGACACTACAGGCGTTAGATGGCCAGTAGTCGGCGAGTTGGTTTTGTGGATTAATGATGCGCAGCGAGAGATTGCTTTACTGAAGCCAGACGCTAGTGCGACAAACACTACTATTACCTTGGTAGACGGCACTAAGCAAGAGATTCCATCAGGCGGTAACCGCTTGCTCAAGGTAATACGCAATATGTCTGCAGCCTCTAACGGCACGGGTAAGCGCTCAGTACGGCTTGTAGATGCAGAAGTTCTTAACGGACAAACCCCAGACTGGCACGACCCGTCAGTAGCTGGTGATGCAGCGCACACTAATATTGTTAAGCACTACGTGTATGAAGAGCAAAACCCAAGAAACTTCTACGTGTACCCTGGTGTTGATGGCGACGCTTTCTTAGAAATCGTTTATAGCTCCAACCCAGCCACTGTTGCCCAGTCAGGTAATTTATCGATCCCCGATATATTCGCTAACGCCGTCTTGAACTACGTGCTGTATATGGCTTACATGAAAGACGCTGAATATGCTGGTAACCAGCAGCGCGCCTCGAGCCATTTCCAGCTATTTACTGCTTCTGTAACGGGCAAAGGTCAGATAGACGCGATCACTAACCCAAATATGGAACGTAGACAACAAGTTCAACCACAAATGGTGTAACGCATGGCGATTACCTATGAGTCGTTACTACCTGAGATCTTACCTATGGTCCCAGGTTGTCCCGACACACTGATCGAAAACAATATTCGAGCAGCAGTCGTAGAGCTTTGTGATAAAGCAAGTGTCTACCAAGCAGAGTTAGATCCTGTAACCACAGTGTCCGGCCTGTTCGAATACGACCTTGAGCCACCTTCGGGAACATCCGTTAGGAAGATCCTATGGGCAACGCATCAAGGTAAAGACCTCGAGCCAACGACTACTACCCTGCTTGAGCAGCGGTTACCCAAGTGGCGTGAAGACTCTGGTGTGCCTGAATACTTTATCCAACAGAACTCAGCTACTTTTATATTAGCGCCAATCCCTAGTGTGACCATCGTAGGCAGCACAATTGTTCGTGCAGTTCTACGACCTACACACACCAGTACGTCGTGCGACAACGACGTGATGAATGATTATCGCGACACGATTATTAATGGCGCGCTATTTCGCTTGTTAAGAATCCCCAACAAAGACTGGTCCGATATGAAAGGAGCGGCGGTCTATGGGGAGCTATTTAGCAGGGGCGTAGATGACGCCGAGCGTAGAGCACGTAATGCAGACACCGCAATCCACAGGAGTGTTAAGTATGGCGGAGCTTCAGGCGCATGGCGCACGAGACGCAGAAGGTATGGTCACGGCGGATAAACCCTTACTTGCCAACGTAAGGCGAGAATGGGATTGGGTAAAACGCGGCATAGAAGAAATTATAGCTGAGCAGCCTCAGCTTACGTTTAGACCAGAAGATGTTTATGCAGCTGTTCTAAACGGGGAAGCCCTCCTTTGGGTAGCACCAGAGGGATTTGTAATCACTACTGAAGAGTGTGATGAGTTTACAGGGGCAAAGACTTTTTTAGTATGGCTCGCATGGGCAAAGGAGCGCGGACAAAGTTGCGTAATTAAGTACTACTCCTTCTTCGCTCAAGCAGCAAAAGAACATGGTTTTACTAGTATAGAAGTCAGAACGCCAGTCACGTCGTTAGAAGGTTATTTACTTGCCGAGGGCTGGAAGAAAGACACTGTAATTTACACGAGAGAACTGTAATGAGTAGCAAACCTAAAAAACCACAACCGTCAGCAAATGAGAAGATGACCGCTGCTGTTGCTCAAGCTGAGTACAACAACTTCAAAGAGAACTTTGGGCCTTTGTTACTTGAGCAGCGAGACGCAACGAATTCTAAAGATAACGAGAACATAGCGCGTGGTCGAACTAACGCAGACACTATGCAAGCGGCATCCCAACTCGGTACCTTGTCGTCTAGCGGGCAGACAGCTCTTAATACTGCCGGTCTTATTTCTGATGCTCAATCTAATCAACAGGGTTTAGCTCGAGCCACGGCGCTAGAAGCGAATAACGACGCCTCGAGTCAGGTACTTAACACCGCCCGAGGTCAGGGTCAGGTGGCGATGGGTAGCATGCAGACCTTATCAAACATTGATACCCAAAAAGGGCTCTCTAAACTTCGAGATGAGCAAAAAGTAGCCGCCGCTAAGAACGCGGCGATAGGTGAAGTTGCGGGTGCCTCAATGCTGTTTGGCGCTAAATCAGCAGGTGGTAAATGGGCAAAAGGCGCTGATATGATGATGGGGATGGGCTAATGAGCACGGGACGTTCAGAATATGTGATGGGCCGACGTGACCCAAATTACTACTATTACAACAATAGCGATATGGGGTTGACCCCCGTATCTGATCCTGAACAGGCGATGGCTAACATCACCCGTCAGGAGTATTTGGACTTTCAGAACAACTTTGGGCAGTACGAGAAAGACTTGATCAACAAAGCGCGTACTGACACGAGCTTAATTGACGCTGCCAGAACTGACTCTGTAGATGCAAAAAAGCTAGCCGAAGGCATCAACGAACGTAATTTAGGCCGTTACGGTGCTGCAGTAACTCCAGCACAACGCCAAGCAATGGAGCGTAGCTCAGAAAGCGCGTCAACCCTGGGCGGCATCCAAGCAGTAAATGACGCCAAGTTGAGACAGAAAGACCTCAACCAGAGTCTAGCAGCGAACCTAATATCTATTGGTCAAGGCGTTAACGTAAATGCCCAGCAGATGATGGGCACCGCAGCTTCGGGTCAGGCACAGCGCAACGCAGCCTACGAATCAGCTAAAGCAGCTAACAAAGCCGCTACGTATCAGACCGTCGGTGCGCTTGCTTCTACTGCGATTCTAATAGCTGCATTTAGTGATAGACGTCTCAAGCACGACATCGAGAAAGTGGGTGTTTCTGAGAGCGGCGTAAATATCTACGAGTTTAACTACACAGGTGCAGAAGGCCGCTACCAGGGTGTAATGGCTGCAGAAGTGCCTTGGGCGACTGTTGAAGCCGACAACGGATACATGAAAGTTGACTACAGCAAAGTCGACGTAGAATTTAAGAAGGTAGCGTAAGCATGTCATATGCAGATTTTGGAAGCGGGTTCCTTAGTGTTCTCGATCGAGCATCGAAGATGCAGAAGAACGCCGACTACAATAGCTATCGAGAAGGCAGCCTAAAGCTCGCTGAAGAAGAGAATAAGCGCCAACAAGAACTCCATGCTGGGAAGCTGAAAAAACAGCAACTCGATATACAAACAGCCGAAATTACAAATCAAGACTCTCAAGATAAGCAGTACGAGTCCCAAAAAGCAGCTAGTTATGTAACTGCCTGGGGCCGTCTTGAGGGTATGGGTGATTTCGTTACGGATGGAACGAACGGTAAAACGTTTGACTTTAATATCGACGGAATTCTCGATGACGGGAAACAGCAAGTAATTCAGATATTTAATGCTGACTACAAATACAACATCGGCAAAGGGACTGGTGGCGAGCTTATCGCGAATGAGATAACGGACTTCCAGTATGTCGATGACCTCAATAGACCAACGACGCGGGCCGAAGCGACAGGCGTAGTGTTTACAAACAAGCGCGTAGACGGCTCTAGCGAAGGACCAGTAACGGTTGGCACTACTGCGGATAACGCAGACCCCATAGAAAGAATGGACATGGAGACCTTTAGAAAGATCACTACAAATGCAATGAGTGATAGTTATGCTATTGGCAGGTTCAACCGTAATACCCAATACGAGGACATGACCGATCTCGAAAACGCGATGGTACGCGTTGCTGTGCAAGAAGAAGCTCAACAGAAAATGAACGTGGGTGCTGATCCTAGTAAATACCGACAGTTTCAAGTGCAAGTAAAGGCGGCGGACACTAACGAACTTGATCAAATTGCTGAGTTCCTAAAGCTGGATGCGCAAGCAATCCGTAATGCTGCTACCGAAAAAGCTAAGAGCTTACAGGACACACCTAAAGACACAGCGGTTCAAGCAGAGCCAGACGCTGCGTTGGTCAGTGAGCTAGATTCTTTAAGATCGACGGACGACAACGGGAAGGTAACCTTCTCTGACCCGAAACGCGCTCAGAAAATCTTAAACGATCTCAAGAAACAGGGCGCTGATCCTGAAGTTAAAAAACTGGTTAACAGCGAAGGTAGAAAGCAGCAGACCGATAAGGCTGAGGGCTTTGTAGAAGTAGCAGGCGAGAAAGCAGAAGCTGCTTTGCAATGGGCGAAAGAAAACCCAGTTGACGCCGCATTGATGGTTGGCAGCGGTCTGTTGTTACTTAACCCAACAGGCTTAGCAGTCCGTGGAGGTGCAGCTGTACTCAGGGGCGCACCAAAGGCGCTAGAGTGGATTGCGAAGAAAGCACTTACACGTAAGAAACCGGCCCCTAGCGCACCAAAAGGCGGAGCAGCAAAGCAGTCTCGAGAACAGGTTATAGCAACTCAGAACCAGCGCAGAGCCGACGAGGCGTTTCAGAGACGTGATTATAGTGACTACGATACACGTTGGGTAAATCGAACAAGTAAACCCGAAGTACGAACTAGCTCACCACTTCCTGGCGGCGGTGCTGCTCCTAGAGGTCGCTACGATGACCTAGAGATCTCACCAACTAAGGCAGGCGTTATAAGCGCGGGCGCGTTGGCCTATCGCCAGACTGCTGACGAGGCGGAGCAGCAGGCCCCGTCTGAAGCTGAAGTCGAGACAGGCATAGCACCAACGTTTAGATTTAATTCAGACGATGCATTACGTGAAGCCATAATGAACGAGGCTAGTGACCCCGACTCAGAGGTTACTAAGCAGTTCTTACAGAGCCGAGGTATTAACGCAAGCAACTTCAATACTGAGGTTAGAAAACTGCCGACAGAAGAGCAGTACCGAGCTATTTTCGCCGTAGCTAAAAACGCCAACCTTGAGGTAAAAGAACAATTGGCGCTAGTTGAGAAGATGTCGAATCAGTTTGTTACTGGTAGCCAGGACGTGAATTTTGACCAAATGCAGAAGACCGCTATCTCTGCGGAGAACGCTTACATAAATGCACAAGCTGAGGTAAGACAGCAGGAGGAGTTTGAGTTCGAGCAGTCTAAAGACGCACGACCTGACAGAGCTACTTTGGACTCTGTAGTGGACGACTTAGAAAAAATTAGAAATCTATACACAGATCCTGACGGCGGTTACACGCTTGATAAACGGCAAGATGCTATTAATGCTGCCAGTACGCTTTTTGCAAAAGGCCGTAACGCTCCGAACCGAAGAGAACGACTGGCTTATGAGCATGCGGGTCTAGAAGCAGTACTGACAGATATGATGGTCGGCAAAGAGCAAGGCTCAGCGTCCTTCTTTAATTTCGGCGATCGTTGGGAAGATTGGTTTAACAAAAATGCCAAGGTACGCGCAGGTGTTAATCCAGCCGCTAGACAGCTTCGCGCTGAGGTTAAAGATGGCAAGGTGACAGGCATTTACTTCCGAGATCCTGCAACCACTAGCAAACGCTTGGACTTTGGCGGCAGTATATCGAACCTAAGACGAAGCTATAGCTCTGAAATTGTTGAAAGCATCATTAACATCGCCGCTCAAAACACAGCGATCGAGCAGCGCGTGCAGGCTGAGAAGAACAAAGGGAAGTAGCTTATGTCCAATCCGATGGAGGGCACAGCCGACTCTTTAATTCAGAGTTTTTTTGAAGCTGATGAATATGCAGCAACAAACAAAGGCATAACCCCTGAAGTACTGACAGAGCGCGATCCGACAAGAAGCAACGCTGAGTTATTTGGCCGCGGTCTCGAAGCCGGTGTCTCTGGCATGCGTGCTAGTGGCAACTACTTTGGTGCTATTGCCAGTACGCTGATGGGCGACGACGAAGGCGTCCAAGAATCACTCAAGCAAGCAGAGCGGCATGATAGAGAAGCTGCTGACGCATTGTCTGGGCTACAGACGTTCGAGGGTTTCTTAGAAGCACCTACGTTTGAGTCTGGCATAGAGCAGTTCATGATCGCTGGCGGTCAAGGCATCCCTTCCCTCGCAACAACTATTACTGCATCCATCGCAACCGGCGGCACAGCGATGCTCACGGGCATGTTGGGCAGAGGCGTCATCGACGTAGGTCGCAAAGCGGCTGTCAAAAAAGTTATTAAGAACTCAGCCGATAAAGTCGCAGACGGTACAGCTGATGCTGCCGAGCGAGAGTTGGTTGAAGGTATCTATGGTGGTCTGAAGAACCTCAACTTTAAGAGCGGCGCTATTGCTGGCGGTCTTGCCGCTGGTTTTGTACCGCTGTCCGGTGAGAACCTGTCAGAAGGTATTGAGTCTGGTAGAGAGGTAGACACAGACCTGGCAATACGGTCGCTGTTTGTTGCAGCACCACAGGCCGCATTAGAGCTTGCGTCACCTGCTGCAATGCTTAAAAACTTCTCTAAGGTTGCTGCTAAGACCGCAGATGCGAGCGACGGCATCCTTAGTACTCTGCTGAAAGAAACACTGGCTGGCGCTGGTAAAGGCTTCGCAACAGAGGCAATTACAGAAGCCGGTCAAGAGACTATATCTGTACTTAACCGTGCTGACATGGACCCCAACTTCGAGTTCGAAGATGGCTACATGCGTATCGCGCAAGCGGCGTTCCAGGGCGGCGTTGCAGGTAAGATCGCTGGTGGTGCTGGCGGTGCTATGGCTGGCTCAGCTAAAGCTGCTAATTCTATCTTTGATCAGGCGAAGCAGCGTGTTGAGGACTCTCAAGAACAACGCATAGCTGACGAGATAGAAGAAGAAGGTAATCAACCCCCGCCTAGCGAGAACGCACCGTACGAACCTACAACAGAAGAACGCGCAGACATCGAGTCAGTAAAGGACCAAGATGAGTTTTCTCAGCTGCAGATGGACTACTACGACAATTATGGGGGTCCCGAAGAACCTGTAAAGCGCGATATGGAGACTGGTGATAAAAAAATAACACTCCAGGCTCAGTTCCGCGAAAAGGCAGCAACTGCGTTTGAGAGTCTTGCTGCGAAAAACCCTAACGACCAGCGTATCCAAAACCTTGCTACAAGATACGTCGCAGGCAATCAGTCAGTACGCGATGGCATTCTCTCGACTATGTTTGGACCGCAACGGGACGAACAGTATATCGACCCGAGTACGACCGATGGCGCTACCGACGAGCAGATATCGGAGTTCTTCCAAGCTGAAGGTTATCAAGAAGCCACTCAAGAATACCCAGTAACTGAGAACGCAGTAAAGGCAGACCCGACCAGAGTATTTCCTAACACTGAAGAATCGCGTGATGCCTACGAAAAGGCATTTGGCGATACAGACTTCACTGATCCTACATACGCTTATATGACAGAAGCGTTTTTGCGTCAGGCCGCTTCGACTAAACAAGAGTTCGGCGACGTAGATTTACAGGTAGATCGTGACCTGCTTGGTAAGCCTACAGCGTATCGCTTGACCCGTACTGATTTTAAACGCGACGAACAGGCTCCGAACAAAGAGTTCGTTGAAGACGAGCTAAAGTTAGCCATGAACAGCACATTTGCGGATGGGTCAGGTGCTGAGATCGTGCTCCCTACTGGTGAAGTAGCACCTATTAACCTAGTAAACCTGACGGACTCTGGACGACGATTACTACAAAAACGTGGTGACCTTACTTTCCAGGGCGGCGCTCAGCAACAGATGGCCCGTAAGGGTCTGCCTGAGTTCCTGTCTGAACTTAAACAAATAGACCCAGCCTACGACATTCTAGTAAATGGCGTATCTCTTTACGGGGTGAATAACGGACCGTTAGGACCTCAGATACCTGCCCGAACAGAAACAATGACGGCTGGAGGCGAGACCTTTACTCGTGGGGCAAAAAACGACAAAGAAAATCCTACGGGGGCTATGGTTAATGGGGAAGAAATACCTCTTACTGAAGTGCTTCAACCCCCCAGTGAAGATACATCTAGAAGTCGAGCCTTCGTACTAACTTACCCCGATGAAACTAAAGGCGAGTTTAAGACTGAGTACAAACGCTACGATGATCTGCGAAGCGCAAAGCAAGCGGCTGCTCGTGCCAAAGCTGATGGCCGGAGTGCAGAAGCATTCTTAAAGCCTAAAGGTCCAGTCTATGTTGTTACGGGCAAGCGTCTAGTTAAGCAGCCTATAAAGCGCGAGCCACCCGTCAACGTTTTCTACGGTTCTGGTGAAAATGCCTCTCTTAGCAACTTAGCGGCTCGCCCATTTGCCTACGGAGAGCGCGACTATCTGACGGTTGAGCACGCCTATCAGACCCTTAAAGGTGGTAGTTTCGATCAGAAAACTTACGACGCTTACAACCGTTTGCCTGACGCGACTGGTAAGAAGATTGCTGGACCACGGGCAGTTACAAAAGACAACGCCAACATAACTCTAATGGAAGAGTTAATGAAAGCGTCTTTTGAACAAAACGCCGATGCCGCAAAAGCACTAACCGACACTGGTCAAGCGGGTATTACACACACCCAAGACCGAGGCGTCTGGAAAAAAGAATTCCCTCGCATACTTACGGATATTAGGAAATCACTGAGGCCTAGCGAAGGTACTCGCGGTTCATCTACCCAAGTTAAATCAGGTGATGCTCCTGCTCCGCAGTCAGGTCCAGCTAGTAACGCGCAAGAATCGATGGGGAGACAACAGGCTATAGCTCAGTACAACGCTGACAGTCTTCGTATGGAGCAAGATAGAGCCAAACAAGAATTCAGCAACGAGCAATCTGAACAAAAAACCTTCTTTAACCCAGAAGAAGCAGACGCATACGCAGCCCGACTAAAAAATGAGTTTGGCTTCGACAACGTAAAAGTCGAAGAAGTTGGTATGCAGCTAGAGCCTAAGTCTGAGTCTGATCCAGACGCTGTGACAGGCGACGAAACTGGTCTCCAACAAGGCGACTACAACATAGATCCTGACACTGGCAAACGCTTGTATGACGGCGTGCCAATGACAACATTGAACCTGGAGAGCAACCCCAAATTCCAGATGGATCGCAGAAGTGCGCTACCGCGCCGCGCCCCAAGACCTCAGCCTGGTGCAGGTAAAAAGGTAGGTGCAGCAACAGCTACTTACCCAGTCGGTGCGTTGAGCGACACAGTAAGTCAGGCTATAGGCCGTGCTATGCGCGTTATACGTCCTAGCAAGCCTGTCGCGATTATGGGCGTCAAAGAAATATTGGCGAAGACAGATGTAGAACTGCGCGAGATGTTTGATCACCCAGCGGTGATAGCTGATGTAAAACGTCAGGCAGAGCGCATGAAGGGTCGCCCAACAGCCTTCGGTCACTACATGGGCTACCGTAATGCCCATATGATCTTGATAGACAACACCAAAGGCAACGAACTACAACAGGCTTTGGTTGCTTCTCACGAGCTAGGTCACGTTTTATTCCAAGAAGAGAAAGACGGGATTCTTGAGAACCCTATGCTTCGTCAGTACATGTGGAGAGCTTTCGAAAGGGCTAGAGCCGATAAAGACGCTCCCGAGGCGTATCGAGGCGAAGAGAATCTAGCTTTCGAAGAGTGGTTTGCTGATCAAGTCGCTATATGGTCTAAACGAGATTTAGCCAGGAAAGACGCGCGGGCACAGCCTCGCGGAATCATTCAACGCACGTTCGGTAAGATAGCAGGCAAGCTAGAGCAGATGTGGAAAGCCGTACGCGGCGAACTGCGCAAGCGATTTAGCAATAACGAATTTTCACCTAAGTTTGACGACTTCATGGACAACGTTGTCCAGAAGCACAGAAGAAACAGCGAACGAGACGGCTCTGTCAGCAACGTACCCTTCTACACCAAAAAACTGGTGCGCGACATGGAAGCGGCGATGTCTGATAAGCAGAAGGAAGGGGCTGAGAAATCCACAAACCTTTTCCAGAAGATAATGTTCGGCAACAAGTCGCGCGAGCTGACTAAGTGGATTCTTGCTGAAGACAATATGATGCGCGCCATCAGCCCTAAAATTGCTGACATGTTCTACGTACAGGCAGGCAGCACAAATAAGGGCAGCGCTTTAGGTTTCTTGAATGCTAAGAATGACAAGCGTAATGAACTGCTTAACGACCTCGAGGATATCCTTGGCACAGACTGGGAAACTCAAGAAGTAAGAGATGCTCTCGACTTAGCTTCTTCCGATGCCGAAACAGCGACGATGGAAGGTAAGGGACGCGAACTTCGTGACTGGTTTACCAAACTACATGAAGATTACATCTCACAGTCTCCAGGCAACGAGGTTGGTTTCCGAGAAAACTACTGGCCTATCGCTTTGGACCTCGCAGGTATCTACGGTGCGCCAGAAGAATTCATCCAAACTATTCTTCAGTGGAACCCCGAGGCAAACGAAGCGAGCATACGAAAGACTGTCGATGGGTTAGTTGCCCAGCGCGCCCACATCCTGGCAGATGGTGAGATTGAGTTTGATGCCACCAACCCGCTGAAGGTTGTTGAAGAGGCGAGAATACTTACTGAGAATGTCCCTCCACAAGCGCTCAGGAAGTTTACTGAGTCTCCTGAAGTAGCGTTGATTCGATACGTACGCCACCAAGTAATACGTAATGAGTTCTTGCGGCACACTCGTAACATCGATGGTAAGGATCTATTAGAGCCTGAACTAAATAAGTTGAACGCTGCCGATCGACAAAAAGTCACAGACATGATCGAGCGATATCTTGGTTATACCAAGACACCTCTAAATCCAAAGCTCCAGAAAGTAAACAGCTACTTCCAGTTGTTTAACTGGGTGACTCTGCTGCCGCTAGCGACAATTAGCTCCATACCTGAGATGGGTGGCGCAATCTTGAACACTAGGGAGTTTAATGGTTTCGGGATGTCTCTCGAAGCAATTAAAAAGCAGTTAAACAATCGGGAACAAGGCGTCCAGCTAGCCAGAAGTATTGGCGTTACGGTATCAACGGCCATGGGTAACCTCGGCCTGACGCAAGCGGATGATGAGTACCTTGACCCCAGAGTCCGTAAATACTCCGATAAGTTCTTTAAGGCTATTGGTCTCGACTTCTTTACTAGATTTACACGAGAGTTTGCATCAGGTATGGCGGTTGAGTTTCTCAAGAACCATGCATCTCCAGATACTAAGAACCCTCGATCAGAGCGGTATCTCAGTATGCATGGAGTTGATGCGGCAACAGTTCGTAAGTGGGAGAGCAATCAGGTCGAAGGCGAGCACTACAACTTCCAAGGACCAGAAGGCGAAGCTGTAAAAGCAGCTTTACGTAGGTTTGTAGAGAATTCAATGCTCCGTCCGAATGCCGCAGAGCGAACAGCCTATGGTAACGACCCGCGGTTCGCGCTTGTTTGGGCTCTTAAAAGCTACCTCTACTCGTTCGGTAAAGTAATCATGGGTGGAATAGCACGCGAGATGGTTACCCGTTATGGCGAGTCAGACACTAAGTTCCAAGCCATGAGCAGCATCGGAATGATGGGACTGCTGTCAGCTGCCGCATTCATGCCACTGGCTATGTTCTCGCTAGAACTTCGTGAACTTGCAAAAGCTGGTATAGCTGGCGCACTTCCTGGCGTAAGCGCAGACGCGCGTTACTTCAGGTCAGATCGAATGGACATTGGCACCTACACATCTGAGATATTTGACCGAGCTGGCTTCCAAGGACCGCTGTCCATATTCAGCAGCGCCTTAAATGCAGAGAAGTACGGTGGCACGGGTATCTCTCTATTTGGTCCTACCGCAGGCTTTATTGTTGATGATATTGGTATGGGACTGTATCGAGGCGAAGGTTGGGAGATCGTGCCTGACCGTCTGATCCCTGGCTATAGCTTAGTTTACTAGGAGAATTATATGAGCATATTCACAGCACTACTCGGCCCAGTAGCAGATTTAGGTAAGACCTATCTGAGCAACAAGGCTGAAGAGAAACAGGCTAAACACGAAGCCAAGATGAATGTCATTCAGAACGACGCTGACTGGGAAGCCAAGATGGTAGATGCGTCTGCCACCTCGTGGAAAGATGAGTTTTGGACTATAATATTAGCTATACCAATATTTATGGTTGGCTACGCGATCATAGCCAATGACATGACAGTCGTTGAGCGCGTTCAGCAAGCATTTAGCACGTTGAACGAACTACCAGAATGGTACCAATACCTTCTATTTATCGCGATCTCGAGTTCATTTGGAATCAAGGGCGCATCGAAACTTATGGGAATGCGCAAATGACCGACCCAGAAACAAATCGCCGGTTTGATCGTCTTGAAGTAAAGATCGACAAGCTGACTGAAGTACTAACTAACGTAGCTCGCGTTGAAGAGAAACTGATAGGGACTGATGCACGCCTCAAGCGCCACGAGTTTCGTCTCGATGAGCACGAGAAAAAGATCGAAGACGTTACCGAACAGGTAGCCACTAATAGCCAGGTCGTAAAGGTAGGCCAGGGTATTGTGGCGTCCATATGGGCGGCCTTGCTAGGTGCAGTTGTTTTTATATTTAAGGAATAAGAATGTTTAAGTATTTCAAGATAGCAGATTTTGACTGCCAAGAGACTGGCAACAACGAAATGTCAGAGGCGTTTATACACCGTCTAGACGAGTTACGTGAGGCTTGTGGCTTCCCTTTCTATATAACAAGCGGTTACCGCTGCCCCGAGGGCCACAGCATAGAGAAAGCCAAGCAAAATCCTGGCACTCATTCACGCGGGATTGCCGCTGACATAGCAGTGCAAGGCGGCGCACAGCGTAAGGCTGTCGTCCAGAAAGCACTTGAGCTTAATTTCACAGGCGTGGGCGTCGCAAAAGGCTTTGTCCACGTAGATATCAGAGACACAACACCTGTCCTCTGGTGCTATTAATTACTGGTATTATATTAGTTACGCTAATATAATGAAGAGACCTATAGGTACATAAGATGGCGTATTCGCAAACAATTAACTTAGTTACAGGTGACACCCTGCCAGAGCTTACCTTCACGCTGAAGGACAGTCAGTCTGCTGCGAGCGGGAAAACACTGGACGCTAATGATAGTTCTACTTGGGCTCCTATAGATGTGACAGATGGCGCTGTGCGTCTCCGGCTGAGAGAGCTGGGCAGCACTGCTGTGAAAAGCACTCTGACCTGTGCAATCACTGATGGTAGCGCAGGCAAGGTAGCAACAGACTTCCCTACGGGTACGTTAGATACCGCCGGTACATTTGAGGGTGAGATCGAAATCACTTTCTCGGGCGGCGGCATACAGACCGTGTACGACTTGATCAAGTTTAAGGTTCGGAGCGATTTCGACTAATGGCTACAAAGTCTGGTTTCACTTACCTCGATATTAAGTCGGAGGCGTCTTTTGTAAAGATCGACGCAGAATCCGCGTATCAGTTCATCGAGGGTGATATCAGCTGGCAAGATGTAGTTGCCGCCCAGATCGCTTTGGACCCAGATAGCCTAAACAGATATCTACGCGATGACACGATAAGCCTGTCAGAAGTACTATCGGTTGGGTTCGAGAAGACTACCTTAGATGCGTTCTCGTTCTCTGACAGTCAGATCCTGGAAGTACAGAAAGCACTCGCAGACGCCGTCTCTTTTTCTGATGAGATAGTCGTTGCTCTATTAATACAACGCTCGCTAGATGATGCATATGCGTTGTCTGATGTCACTGTTCTGTCTTTTGATAAGAGTGTATCTGACTCTGTTTCTTTATCTGAAGTAGTAGAGATGGCTTTGGCCATTACCAAGAGTGACTCATTCGCTATTACTGAGTTAGCTACTCTGAGCACCGCAAAAGCTGAGAGCGACTCGGTATCTATTTCAGATGTGTTGGCGCGCGCAGTCACGTACGCCAGAGCATTTTCAGACCAATTCTCGCTAGACGATGCAGCTACGGTTGACGCGTTTACTAAAGATACTGATTCTAACAAAGTGAATGTCTTTAGCTTTACCGATACGCAAGCATTTACAATGAGCAAAGCGTTTGTTGAAGCGCTGTCCCTAGTCGAGACGACCTCTTTACATACGCAAAAACCAGCGAGCGATTCTTACGCGTTGTCTGACTCAACGTCTGCTTCGGTTGATAAGGGCGTTTCTGAAGCAGTGTCTTTCAGCGATATTGCAGCAGTTGCAGCAGACTTAGGGAAATCTGACTCAATATCTATTTCTGAGTCGGCTGCGTTAAACACTTCGAAAGCTGAGAGTGACTCTGTCTCTATGACAGAGGTGCTAGCTCGCGCAGTCACATACGTCAGGGCGTTTGGTGATACCTTCACTCTGGACGACGCTGCTACCGTCGATGCATTTACTAAAGACACAGCAGCCATCAAGTCAAACATAGTAGGCTTGACTGACACGCAAGCCTTCCTGGTAGGCAAAGAACTGTCCGATGCACTTCAATTGATCGAGACAGCCTCTTTACATACGCAAAAACCAGCGAGCGACACCTACGCGATTTCTGACTCAACCACATCTTTGGTAAGCAAGAATGTAGCAGAAACGGTATCACTGTCTGATCTTATGACAGCTGTCTTAGCGCTGAGCAAATCTGACTCTATTGCGATTAGTGAGTCGGCATCGCTGCTTACTTCAAAACCAGTGAGTGAATCAATTTCTGTATCAGACCAATTTTCTCGCGCAGCGACATTTAGCAGGGCGTTTACAGATTCGTTTTCATTGGACGACGCAGCTACTGTCGACGCTTTTGCTAAAGACACAGCAGCCAACAAAGCTAACGTCTTTAGCTTTAACGACGTTCAAAATTTCTCTGTCGCCAAACAGCTGACTGATGCAGTTGCAATCAGCGACACCCAAGAATTCTCACTTAGTAAATCCGAACAAGACTCTTTTGTTATTAGTGAGAATTTTAGCTTTTCAATTATTAACACCGCTTCGTCAACGCTGAATACCTCAGCATTTAACACTTATACCCTTAATTCCTAGAGGAAAAAAACATGTTTACTTCAGAACTCAAATTAACAGGCCACGTAAGCGTCGCGATTAACGGCGAAGTGGTCCAAGAGATCCCTAACCTGGTTGTAACTTCAGGCAAGGCTTACGTTACTTCACGTATGAAAGATACTAGCAAAGGCGCTATGAGCCACATGGCTGTTGGTACTTCAGGTACTGCTGCAGCAGCAGGTAACACCACACTTGGTTCAGAGGCCGCTCGCGTTTCTTTAACTTCAAGCACTGTTTCTAACAACACAATCACCTACGTTGCTACTTTTGCCGAAGGTACTGGCACTGGTGCATTAACTGAAGCAGGTATCTTGAACGGTAGCTCTAACGGCGACCTTCTTTGCAGAACGGTATTCAGTGTTGTCAACAAAGGCGCAAACGACGCCATGACCATTACCTGGACCATTACCGCTTCTTAAAGAGAGGTTACAAATGTCCGTTAAGTTTTCCAACAACGGCAAGACCACGTTGTCGTCTGGAGTATCGAGCTCTGCTACATCAATTGTTGTAGCAGACGCTTCTGTATTTCCGTCTATAACAGGCAGTGAATACTTCTACATGACGCTGGAAAATGTCAGCGGTAGTGTGGAGATACTAAAAGTCACCTCGGTAAGCTCGAATACACTGACGGCTGTCCGCGCGCAAGACGGAACTTCGGGTATCTCTTTTGCTGCGGGTGACAAAGCTGAGAATCGCTTGACTGCTGGCGGTTTAAACGATGTTGCCACCCAGGCGGATACTGATACGGACACTACCTACTCGGTGGAGGACGGTGGGCTTACTGAGAAGAACTTCACTGCAACGCTAAAGACTAAACTGGACGGTATCGAGGCTAGTGCAAATAACTACAGCCATCCGTCTGCGCACGCAATTAGTTTTATAACAGGGCTTCAAACTGCGTTAGACGGTAAAGTAGACGACTCCCAGGTTCTGACGGATGTGCCAGCGAATGCAGTTTTTACTGACAACAACACCACCTACTCGGTGGAGGACGGTGGGCTTACTGAGAAGAACTTCACTGCAACGCTAAAGACTAAACTGGATGGCGTAGAGGCTAGCGCCGATGTAACTGATACAGCAAATGTGGTCGCAGCGTTAACTGCCGGTACTAACGTGGCTATAGCGGCCAACGGAACAATTAGCTCAACTGATACGAACACCACCTACTCCGTGGAAGATGGTGGCTTAACTCAGAAGAACTTTACGACTACGCTTAAAACCAAACTGGATGGTATCGAGGCTAGCGCTGATGTTACTGATACAGCAAATGTAGTAGCGGCATTAACCGCTGGTACTAATGTAGCTATAGCTGCTGACGGAACCATCAGTTCTACCGACACAAACACCACCTACTCAGTAGGTGATGGTGGTTTAACTCAGAAGAACTTTACGACTACGCTAAAGACTAAACTGGATAGCATTGCCACAAGTGCAAATAACTATAGTCATCCCTCTGCGCACACAATTAGTTTTATAACAGGACTCCAAACCGCCCTAGACGGTAAAGTAGACGACTCCCAGGTTCTAACAGATGTACCAGGGAATGCTGTGTTTACAGATACCACCTACTCCGTGGAAGACGGTGGTTTAACTCAGAAGAACTTCACCACCACGCTGAAGACTAAACTAGATGGCATAGCCGCAAGCGCGAACAACTATTCCTTGCCGTTCACTGACAACTCCGCTAACTGGAATACAGCCTATGGCTGGGGTGACCACTCGAGTGGGGGGTATTTAACTAGCCACCAGTCTCTGTCTGGCTACGCCACTGAGTCTTACGTTGGAACTCAGATTAGCAACCTTGTCGATTCATCTCCTAGCACCTTAGACACGCTGAACGAATTAGCAGCTGCGTTAGGCGATGATGCTAACTTCTCGACCACCGTAACAAACAGTATTGCAACTAAGCTCCCGCTGGCTGGTGGTACGCTGACTGGTAATCTTGCAATAAACAAGACCAGCCCAGAAATAACTTTATATGATACTAATAGCAGCACCGGCTCGTTCCCAAAGATAAATTTCACCACGACTAACAACCAAGGCGTAAGTCTTTACCACAACGAATTTGATAGCGAGTTACCTGTCGCTGGTTATGGTCTAGTCCTAGACGCTGCGTCTGGCAATAGTCAGTACCCGACAACCGGAACTCTTGCCCTTGTAGTCAAGGGAGATATATACGCTGGCTCGACGACTTTGGCAGATACAAAGAAAGTCGGCACACAGTCTGTCGTCACAACAGCACCCACGAGTGCTTCCGGTTTCCCTAACGGACACGTTTGGTATGTAGTGAGTTAGGGCCAGCCATGACTATTAAAGTTAACGACAGTGGCACCCTAAAAGAGCCTGCTCAGATCTTTGTAAAAGGAGACCTGGGTACGCTTTACGGCGTTAACTATGTAGTGGCTAATAACAACGGTACGCTGGCAACTGTATGGAACGCGGTCTACGGCACAAGTCGTAGTACTACTACAGCGTTCTCTACTACCACAGCGTTTAACACAACGACTACGTATAACACTGCGTTCGCGACGGGCACTTCCCGTGGTACTAGCCGCTCAACTACCACAACTTTTGCTACTGGCACTTCTCGTGGTACTAGCCACTCTACTACTACAACTTTTGCAACTGGTACTTCTAGAGCAACTACTACTAGCTACACTACTGCGTACGACACTACTACTAATCACGCTACTACAACTAGCTACACTACGTCGTATAACACAAATACAAACCACGCGACGACGACTAGCTTTACTACGTCGTACAACACGAACACCAACCACGCTACTACAACTAGCTACACTACTTCGTACAACACGACAAAAGGTACGTCGCACGCTACTACAACTAGTTACACTACGTCGTACAACACTAATACAAATCACGCGACAACAACTAGTTACACTACGTCGTACAACACGACAAAAGGCACGTCGCACGCGACAACTACTGCCTACACCACGGCATACGACACAACAAAAGGCACGTCGCACGCTACTACAACTAGCTATACGACAACGTTTGCTACTGGCACTTCTCGCGGAACAAGTCACTCTACGACGACAACTTTTGCTACTGGTACCTCTCGAGGAACCAGCCGTTCTACTACGACAACTTTTGCTACTGGTACGTCGAAGGCAACTACGACCAGTTACACTACGGCTTTCAATACCACGACCAGCCGTGGGACAACTACTGCCTACACCACGGCTTACGACACCACTACCAGCCGCGCGACAACTACTGCCTACACCACGGCTTACAATACCAGCCGCGGAACGTCACACGGCACTACTACTAGTTATACGACGACTTACGCCACTGGCACGTCCAGAGCGACAACTACTGCTTACACGACTAGCTACAACACAAGCCGTGGGACGTCTCACGCCACTACTACTAGTTACACCACGACTTTTGCTACCGGCACATCCAGGGCGACTACGACCAGTTACACAACAACGTTTGCTACTGGTACGTCCAGAGCGACTACGACTAGTTACACGACGACGTACGGAACGAGCCACGGCACAAGTAAAGCGACTACGACCAGTTACACGACAACGTATGGAACCTCTCACGGCACAAGTAAAGCGACTACGACTAGTTACACAACAACTTATGGGACTAGTCACGGTACTAGCAAGTCAACGACTACTCATTTCACAACGAACTACAACACAAGCCGAGATACGCAGAAAATTCGTTGGACGTCTACCAGCTACAACGCGTCGCGTGGCACTAGTAAGTCTACAACGACCTCGTATACCACTAGCTGGTCTCAGATAAACAATCGTCAGCCTAGCTCTGGGCAGTACGCCGATACTAGTTACCCTTTTTCGGAACTCTGGCAAAAGAGCCTATTCGGTGCTTATGTTTATTGGAGTGGGTCACTTGTTTCCCTCTCTGGTGTTGACGGTTGGTCGGAAAACGCTACGTCATACACTGAAAGTGGATGGACTTATTACAGAGGCACCCTAGTCTCTACGTCCACTGGGTACGATCAGTACGCAGGCACTTTTACAAATTTTAATTACGGCATTTACAGAGGCCAACCAGCTTCTTATTCACGGACGACTTCGAAATCAACCACGACCAGCTACACCACCACTTACGAAACGTCGAACGATACGATAACTGCTTACATGGCGGCGACTGCAGTTGGTACTTTCCGCGGTACGAGCAAGGCAACAACTACTAGTTATACGACTAGCTACAACACGTCGCATGGCACCAGTAAATCTACGACCACGTCATACACGACTAGCTATAACACGTCTCATGGCACTAGCAAGTCTACGACCACGTCATACACGACTGGCTACAACACTTCGCACGGCACTAGCAAGTCTACGACTACCGCGTTTAACACCAACACTAGCCGTGGTACTAGCCATTCAACGACCACAGCGTTTAATACAAATACAAGCCGTGGTACTAGTAAGTCAACGACTACTGCGTATACGACTACGTTTGGTACATCTCACGGCACGAGCAGAGGCACAACTACTGCGTTCAACACGAACACAAGTCATGGCACGAGCAAGTCTACGACTACTGCATATACGACTACGTTTGGTACCTCGCATGGTACTAGTAAGTCCACCACTACCGCGTTTGCAACCGGCACGTCGCACGGCACTAGCAGAGGCACTACTACGGCGTTTGCAACTGGCACGTCGCGTGGAACTAGCAAGTCAACGACTACAGCGTTTAATACAAACACCAGCAGAGCGACTACGACTGCATTCACTACGGCGTTTAATACAAACACTAGCAAAGCTACTACTACTGCCTACACGACTGCATTTAATACAAACACTAGTAGAGGCACCAGTAAATCTACAACCACCTCGTATCTGACTGCAACTGGCACGTCGCATGGTACTAGTAAGTCCACGACTACTGGATATCTGACTGCGACTGGCACTTCACACGGTACTAGCAAGTCCACGACTACTACCTATGCCACTGGCACTTCACACGGTACTAGCAAGTCCACGACTACTGCATATCTGACTGCTACTGGTACATCTCGCGGTACTAGCAGAGGTACAACTACTACGTATGCGACTGGTACTTCACACGGAACTAGCAGAGGCACAACTACTACGTATGCCACTGGTACGTCACATGGCACAAGTAAGTCTACGACTACTGCGTATGCTACTGGTACATCGCATGGCACAAGTAAATCTACGACTACCGCGTTTAACACAAATACCAGCAACGCAACGACTACTAGCTATACGACTGCGTTCAATACGAACACAAACCGCGCGACGACTACTGCATTCACGACTTCGTTCGACACAACAACTAACCGTTCTACTAACCACCTAACGGGCACTAGTAGAGCAACAACGACTAACAGAAACACATCGACGGTTGTTTACGAGCGCCTTACAGCTACTGGAAACCAAACCGAAGTAACTAGCGGCAGCGCGCATAACGGTCGTTATTGGGACGGTTCGCAATGGACGGAAGACTAATGAACTTTTCGGATATTAACGGAAAACTAGAAAACGCTCTTGAAGTAATTATGGAGCATTTTAGCGAAACAGAAGATCGAATCACGAACCTCGAGGACGAGGTGGAAAGACTTAGGAGAGCACTTGAAGAAGCTAGCGGATAACGAGGAACTGGGTAATCCAGTAGCTCACTTTTTTAAATCTGGGAACGTGTTACGTAGCAAAGACAACGACCGCCTGACGCAGTTGAAGTCCTTGATGCCAGATAAATCGACCAACGGTACGAAAGTTGAGTACGACATTTGGTATGACTTTGGTGAAGATAAGCGTATCCACGGGTATGTGTATACAGACGTGCTGGCTCAGTTTCTATACCTGCGCGTTGCTAGCCGTATCAGGGCATCCGCTGCCATGCAAAAAGCCGCTAAGGCAGATATCACTGAAGAAGGCGAGCGCTTGTTTAGAGAGATAGCGGACAACAGTGGCGACAAGTACAGGCTTAGGGCCAAGGGTATAAAAGAAGACTTCGTTATCTTTTTACCTGGGACAAACATCCTCGACAAAGTTGTTAATTGGGGACGCATCGACAACGCAATGAGTCAAGGGGCGAAGCTCAAGTGCCACCCCCTAACAGCGGCACCAGCGTATGAGCATTTAATGCATAAATATGGCGCTGACAGAGTTATTGAAAAGAAAGCGAGCGGCCAGGAAATACTTAACAACGCCTCTATTGTCGGGTGCTGCGATAACAGCGAGATGGGCATAGCCGCACTTGCTAAAGGTAAGACGGTGTACAGGTTTGGACAGGACGATGCGTGGTGTACCTATAGCGCCATATACAGAGCGTTACTGGATAAAGATCAGCTTCAGCAAAACAAGTTGAAGGCAATCTTATCTTGTAAAGATTCAGGGCTTATCCCTGCAAGTATCGAAAATCCGTCCGAGCGGATTGATCGGTTTTTTAAGCAATACCTTCAGGAGGAGCACGTTGCGCCTAAAAATTTTAGTGGTCGAGTGCAACAAGCTGACCGCGCTAACGGTTAACAGCATTCAGCAGAATATGCCTGATTGGGAATACAAAGTCGTTCCCTATCAGGGTGGGTATATACCGACAGCTTTGCGAAATTCCGAGGAGCTTTGCCTGGTAGTAAAGAGCGGCATCATATTGGACATCCAAGATGGTGACCTACCCGAACGGGAACTGCTTGAGCAGTACGACATATGTGTAAGCCGTGAAGGCGTGTTTACAGATAGCCGTCCGAATAGACATATATATGGATTGATAGGCAGCGGCCTCAATAAGAAATCTCTGGATTTATCGATCTTTATTATAAATCCGAAACGTTGGATACGGACACCGGCAACAGATGCAGGGGTTCTGGCAAAAGTAAAAAGGCTAAGAATGCCGCGGCACATGAACCACAAATGTGACTCGATCATTCCCAAAGCTATCAGCGCAAAGATAGCGATGGATTACGGAATGCTAGGTGAACAGGCATCCGTAATGAACTACGTGCCTATCTACGAACGCGGTACGGCAAACGGGAACGAAATGTTTGCTTACCGATTAGAAGCTGCTTTGGGACTTACTGAAGGTATGCCTGAGTCAGCTAAACAAAAGGTTGAAGCGGTCGCCGCTAAAACACTTAAACGAGCAGCAAAACTCAGAAAAGGGTTAGCTCAAAATTTACCAATAGGAATATCACAATGAATATTGATTACGAGATGGAATTAGGTGAGGTATATGTTATCGCTTCGCAGGACACTTTTACTGATGTTGTAAAAAGAGTTCTTTGGTCGGTTTCTTTTTTCGATACGGATAACCCTGACATAAAAAGCAAGGGGTTGATAGAAACATACTTAGATGTAGACGCCATATCTGCGGATACATATACCCCTTATGAAGCCGTAACCCAAACACAAATTTTACAGTGGGCGCTTGATAAACAAGGCGGGTCAAGATTTTTAGATTCATTGCTTGAGGGCGGCCATGCGGATGACTTAGCAAAGCGAATAGATAATGCAACATTCGTAGAAAAAGATATAGACCTGCTAGCGGAGTCCTAAACGTGATAAAGCTAGGGAAAAAGACAGCCGGTTTTCTGATGCCTAACCCTCTCGAGGGTGTGGAGATACCTGAATGGCAGTCAGTCCGTGAGTTTGCAAAATGGTGGGCAGATAGTGGCTGCCCATTAGCTCCACCAAGCGAAACGGTTAATCTTAGCGATGACGCTACATCTTTTGCTTTGTTTAGATATGGTCAGTTCCAAGTCGAGCTTTATCTTATACACCCTTCGCCCAACCTACCGAGGCACGAGCATCCAGACGTAGAAGTTATAAAAATGCGCCTAGATACTTTTCTTGCACATGAAGGCAGCGTGATAAAAACCTCTCGACAGGAGGCTTCAACCACGTTGTATCAAGGCGAGAGTCACGGCGCGGGACAAAATTTTAAAGAGAAAAGCGGTTTGGACACTGGGTTTGGGCTACTAGCTTTTCAAAAATGGAAAGATGGCTTAACACCTACAACGGTCGCCGCCCGCTGGAAAGGGGAAACTGTTGGACCTAAACAAGAAGACTTGATACGCAAACTTACGCCCAAAGCTCTTGTTAGAGACGGGTACGCAGACACCACAGGAGCGCCTTGATGTATTTTTCAAAGAAACACAAATTATTGTTTATCGCAGTCCCTCGCACCGCATCTAACTCTGTACAACGCGCGCTAGTAAATTCTGAGATAGCGGATGAAACGGACATAGTTCGTTCTCTTAGCTCACCAATAGATTTTAACAACATAAGGGACTACCACATGATGCCGTCTGTTTTAGTAGAAACAGGCGTGATTAGTGCGGATGAGCTTAATGAGTCAAGAGCCTTTGCCTTTGTTCGCGAACCATTTGAAAGGTGGGTATCGAGTATATTTTTAGCAAGATTTACTAAGGTACTCGACCCAAAAGAGGATGCATTTACTCAGATATGCAATTTGGTGCGAGGGAAATCACAGATGCCTTTTGCTGGACGCATGTTCGTTGGCCAGCGTGTTGAGCGGCCATTCAGCTACGAACAATTTTTCTACTACAACGAAAACAAAGTCGTTGAAGCATATAGGTTTGAAGATGTTGAAGCGGCTACAAACAAGATTCTTAGTGAGACCCTTGGAAAAACTGTCTCTATTAATTTACCTAATATACAGATGAATCAGAATGGTACACCTAGAGAATTTAGGCGGCCAGCAGAAACTTGGTTGCCATCGGACTGCTATGAAAAAATGAAGCTGTACTTTGCCAACGACACAGCGTTCTACAACTCAGTAAAGCCGCTAAATGAGTAAGTATTACAAGAAGAAAAAGTGGCCTTCTTTTCCCGACCAGATGGCTACTGAACTTAAAGAATGGTCTTTGTCTTCCGAAAGAGCCATTTCAGCATCAAAAAAAGAGCCTTTTTCGATGCTGAAAGCTCCTTGGTCATTGCGCGAATGGGTCATTGTAAATATTCCCATTGAAATAGATGACGATTGGGTGGTCACCATACAGCGCTTTGACACCAACTACGCGGATTTTCACACAGACGCGCTGAGAAAGTGGTCTTACAACTACACCCTATACGGTGCAGGGGCGGTCACTCGATGGAAAGACGACGCGAATAGTGAAATAGCAGAGGCCGTTACTTATGAATTAAACCAATGGTACTTCCACTGCTCTGCTGTTCCTCACAGCGTTTCGAGGATACCTGGACAACGCACCGCAGTAACAATTTATAAAATAGTGCCAGAAGTTGTAGGGTCACATCTGGCAACATCCTCGAAATTTTTAGAGGCGTACAGAGAAGACCCATACTTTTACTACGTTTAATGCTGTTGCTATATATTAGCGCAACTAATAAAATAACAACTTAATCAGAGGTACGCATGGCGTATTTTAAACGAGACAGATTTGCAGGCATTGCACCAGGAGTCAGCCCACGACTCCTGGCAGACCAGTTTGGCCAGATAGCAGAGAACATAGACTTTGAGTCTGGTCGGCTCGTATCTACCAAGACAGACACTGACGAATTTACGCTAGCCAACGATACTCGAAGAAGTATCTACAAGTACGAGTATGGCAGCTCATCATCAGTGTGGCTCCAGTGGAACGAAGAGGTAGATGTCGTCCCTGGTCCTATACCTGGTGATACAACTGATCGCCTGTACTTTACTGGCGATGACTACCCGCGTATCGGTTGGTCTACCACCATTGTTAGCGGCTCGTCATATCCGAATAACTCCTACCGGCTCGGGGTTCCCGCTCCGTCGTCCGCGCCCACGGTGACTTTGAACTCTGGCGCAACAGATGAAACACTGACACCCAACGACGTATCGTACGTGTATACGTACGTAACTGCTGATGGTAGAGAGGGTCCACCTAGCCCCCCGTCTGCTGTTCTTGAGGTGCCAGGGGGTCGGTCAGCTTCTTTGGAGCTTACAAACGAGATGTTTGCGAGCGGCCATAATCTTGGCACTGGCAGCTATAAACGAATCTATAGATCAAACTCTGGTAGCAGCGCAACGGCTTTTCAGTATTTAAAGGCAATTCCCATAGCAACTGAAACAACTTCAGATGACGATATGGCCGACCTATTCGCGCTGATGTCTCTTGGAGGCGTTGGCAGTTATGTCAGCGGAGCTGCTACGGACCCCGCTCTACTGGGTGAGGTGCTACCAAGTGATTCGTGGATTGGCCCACCTGATGATGACACTAGTTTGTACCCTGACGGACCGTTACAAGGATTGATACCACTAGCCCAGGGCACGATGGCTGGCTTTACTGGCAAACGGTTCTGTCTTAGCGAACCGTTCCTTCCACATGCCTGGCCGATCCAATACCGGATCACGACTGAAGAAGATATCGTCGCAATCGCGTCTACCTCTAATGGTGTAGCCGCTCTGACTGATGGGCAGCCTTACTTCATCACGGGCACCGAACCGAGTGCAATGACCGCGGTCCGTATAGATTTAGCACAGGCATGTGTCAACGTACACAGTGTCGTGGACATGGGTTCCTATGTTCTTTATGCAGGGCCAGATGGCCTTTGCGCTATTGAAAGTAGTCAGGGGTCCGTGGTCACTGATGGGATGATATCTGTAAAGCAGTGGAACGCTGACTTTAGTCCGACTACCTACCGCGCGTTCAGACATGAGGGTACCTATGTTGCGTTCCACGCATCAGGCGGCTGGGTTTATGACCCAAGAGGGGGTGAGGCTACTCTTTCTACATTAGATATCTCAACAGATGTACGTGGCGGTTACCGCAATCCTAAAGATGGACAGCTGTACATCATCGTTGGTAATAAGATCAAGAAGTACCAGGGCGGCTCAACCAACAATACACTCAAGTTCAAGAGTAAGAAGTTCGTGACTCCCGCTCCGGTGTCTATGGGTTGGGTCTCAGTCAACGCAGATGTATATCCAGTGACTGTAAAAGTATATGGCGATGGCACATTGCTTGCCCACTATACCCTGACCAAGTCTGGCTCAACTTATACCCAAGCTACTACTGTGCCTAGTGGTATCAGCAACGGTACTTTACGGGAGCCAATCATGCGTATGCCTGCGGCTGTTGCGCAGGAGTGGGAGATCCAGGTTGAAGGTACTGATATTAACGAGTTCTGTTTAGCGCAGAGCATGGAGGAGATCCGCACCTCATGAGCAAGCCAACCAAAGTACCAGGGATACCTAAGCCTCCCGCTTCGGTTGACCGCAACACTGCAGGTCTCCTCACAAATCTGATCGAGGCTGTGGAGATTCGGCTTGGTCGAAGAGGTGATCCTAAAGACAGGGCTGTTACGCTTCGAGAACTGGTTGATTCAGGATTGGTGAAAGACCTTAAAGCAGCGCCGTGGGACCCTAATAACCCGAACAGTACCAACAGGGGTTTTGGACCGAATGAGGTAATAGATACTAGTAAACCACCTGCGCCTCAAAACTTTCAGGCTAATGCAGCTTACTCACAAGTGAACCTGAGCTGGGACTACCCGAACTACAGCAACCATTCTTTCGCCGAAATCTATGGGCATGATTCAGATACGATAGGTGATGCGCAGTTAATAGGTGTGTCTTCTGGTCGCGCCTATGCAGACCCAATTGGATCAGGTGCATCTCGCTACTACTGGATAAGGTTCGTTTCGCAATCTAATATCATTGGGCCATTTAACTCTGGTACTGGCACGCTGGCTACAACAGCTGCCGATGTAGACCACCTACTTGGTGTGTTAACAGATGCAATAACTGAAAGTGAGTTAGCGACTGATCTCCAAACAGAAATCGATAAGATCTCTGGGGACATCACTGTTGCTGGGTCTGTAGCAGCCCAAGTTGCTGCTGAAGCCACTGCTAGAGCTACGGCGGTTAGTAATGAGGCTGCTGCTAGAGCTACGGCGGTTAGCGGTGAGGCTTCTGCGAGAGCTACAGCACTTAGTGACGAGGCTACGGCTAGAGCTACAGCCATCACAAGTTCTGCCAACGCGCTTCAAGCGCAGCTTAACGACCTTACAGGTATAGCTGCGTGGGACAGCACTGAGTCTTACAGTATCGACGATAAGGTACGGCACGATGACAAACTGTGGTCAGCAGATGCAGCGAACAGTGACTCTGAACCTACCTACAGTGATGGTGCTAGTACCAATAGCGACTGGGAACTTACTGGCGACTATACAAGTCTAGCCAGTGTCACTGCTGATAACAGCGCGGCGATTACAGAAATTAATAACGTGTCATCAGATAGCACTTCCGCTGCTGCTGTTGCGATTAAGGGGCTGCAAACAACCGTTGCCGATCCGACCACTGGTCTTTCAGCTACAGCGGGCGCTTTAACCACGTTGTCTAACGCTGTTAACCATACTGATACGGGTTTGGCTGCAACAGCTAACAATCTTACAAGTCTTGAAACTGCGGTCTTCAACGACATGACTGGCGTGTCGGATTGGAGTAGCTCCGCTACTTATGCGATAGGTGACAAGGTAATTTCAGGTAAGAAGCTGTACCGCGCCAGCGACGCATCTACAGATGAAGAGCCACCGAATTCAAGTTACTGGGTTGTTGACACTCTAAGTTCTGCGTCTGCGGTTAGTGATCTGTCCACAACATTAACTGATGACTACGCTACGGCTGCTGATACCAATCTTTTACTTGCAGGAAAAGAGACCGCTGGCGCCGCTGCAACGGCGCTCTCTGATGCTCAGGCTTATGCGGACAACAACTTTGCTACCTCATCAGCTTTGACTGCTGTAGAGACAGCTGTTTTTAACGATATGACAGGCGTCGCAGACTGGAATGACTCTACTGCTTACGAGATAGGTGACAAAGTAATTTCAGGTAAGAAACTCTATCGCGCTATTGCAGCGTCAACAGACGGGGTACCACCAAATAGTACTTATTGGGAGCTTGATACCCTAAGTTCTGCATCTGCGATTAGTGAATTATCAACTACTCTTACGGATGATTACGCTACAGCGGAAGCTACAGGTCTTTTGCTGGCAGATAAAGAAGACTCTGGTGCGGCGGCTCAAGCACTAACTGACGCTCAGGCTTATGCCGATAACAACTTCGCTACCAGCTCACAGCTGACCAACTTGGAGTCAGCAACATTTGGCAACCTCACAGGTCTGTCTGCATATGATGCAGATACGACTTATGCTGTTGGTGACCGTGTAACGCATGGCACTGGTGATGCGAAGAAAATTTACATAGCAACAGACGCCTCTAGCGCAAGCGATCAGCAGGCACCCACGGTCCCTGAATACTGGGACGAAGATACGATAGCAAGTCAGGCTGTAACTAACGCGGCTCTCGGCGGCAAAGAAACGTCTGGCGCTGCAGCTCAAGCTTTACAAGACGCGAAGACATACGCAGACGATAATTCCGCTTCAGCAAGTGAGTTCTCACTTTTGAACGCAGCAGTGTTCGAGGATGTTGCGGGCGTTGATGCTTGGGACTCTGCAACCGCTTACGCTATCGGCGCGCGAGTTTACTTCGGTCGTAAAATCTACCGAGCAAAGGCTACTAGCACTGATGTCGAGCCTGGTACGGACACTACAAAATGGCTAACTGATCCAGCTGCTGCGGCGTCTGCATTGACCGCGTTAGATACAAAAGTAAACGACGACTACACGACCTCCTCAGATCTAACTGACCTGTTAGCCTTTAAGATCAGCGCAACCCAGTCAGCGACTAATATCGCGCAAGCTATAGAAAATTCAGAAACAACCGCGGGGAACACTTACGCGACGGCAGCTAATCTCAATAGTCTTGAGTCGTCAATCTTTGCTGATCTTATTAATGTTTCTGCATGGGTTGGTACATCCGAAGGCGTGACAGCAGTAGATTACGTTGCAGGGAACTTTGTCACCCACGACGGTAAGCTGTTTAAAGCGCTAGCAGCTAGCACTAATGTTGAGCCAGGCACAGATGCTGCCAAGTGGGAGCAAGACACTTTAACCACGGCTGATCAGGTAGAGTCTGCATACGCAAAAAGCAGCGACGTGTCGGTGTTACAGAGCAACATCTTCAACAGCATGACAGGTGTTGCTGACTGGAGCGCCACGCCTACTTATGCAGTAGGTGACAGAGTTGTTTACACAGAAACTAATGGCGTGAAAAAGCTCTACAAGGCTCTGATTGCCAATAGCGACACTACGCCACACGACAATATAAGCGGGTCTACACCGACGTGGTCATTAGACACTCTGGCTAGTGCGCTTACGGTTAGTGCCCTAGACACGAAAGTGACAAACGACTACTCAACAACTGCCACTTTAACTGGTCAGTTTTCAGCTAAAGAAAACGCAGGTACGGCTGCTGGTTTACTTGAGAGCTACACAACAACAGCGAATCAGAACACAGCCACCGCTACCGCTGTAGATGCTGCATACGCCGCGATCTTCACTGAGATGACAGGCTTGCCCGATTGGGACACTACGACCACCTATGCAGTAGGCGATAGAGTCGTGCATAGGGAGACTAGTACAGCTAACCGTAAGGTTTACAAAGCGCTCATAGCTAACTTCAACCTTACTCCCCATAACAATATCACTGGTTCCAACCCAAGATGGGAGCTTGATACTCTGGCGTTTGCTGGTGCGTTGAGCACGCTGGATACAACTGTAAATGCTAACGGCACAGGGTTAGTCGATAAAACAGACGCAATTGAACTGCGTATCGATAACGTTGGTGACGTAACAATGGAGCAGAAGTTTACTGCTCAAGCAACTGACATCGGTGACCTAGAATCACAGTACACTGTCAAGATCGATAGTAACGGGCACGTAGCAGGCTTTGGATTAGCGAACACGACTACTGCCTCTGGCAGTAACACAAGTGAGTTCTACGTAAACGCTGATCGTTTTGCGATTACTCCCGACCTTACCAGCGCCGCTCCCGCTTTTGCTGTGGGCAACTCTTATTCCACTGGGGACTTTGTGACCCACAATGGTAAAGTGTGGATGTTCAAGTTAGTAAATACTAGCACCAATCAGGCAGCTAGTAACTACACGGTAAACCACGCCAATCTTGGACCAGGCGGTAGTAGTGGTTCCGCTGCGCTTCTTTGGGAAGAAGCGGGACACTCACCTTTTGTTATTGAAGCAAATAATATCCCAGCGACATTCGATACTGACGGTAACTTGCTTACTCCGTTTATTCCACGCGGCGTTTACATGAATACGGCACGTATCAAGCACGCCGATATTACGTCTGCACAAATTGGGTCTGTCAATGCTGACACGATTAGCTCTGGCTCACTAAACGTTACGGGGCTTATTGAAACTAACGCTATCGAAGCGAGTAAGCTCTCAATCGACAATAACTTTTTAGCTGAAAATAGCTCCGGCGAGTTGATGCTGAAGACGGTGTCGAGCAACGACGGCTCCGGCGTGAAGTATGAAAACCTATCTTTTGATGCAGTGGGCGTGATTGCTCAGGGGCTCCAGAGTGGGAACTTGACTATGAATAATCAATCTTATAATCCATCTTTCTTTACAAGCGCCACGCCTTGGAGCACGTACGTGCAATTAGATCAGTACGGTGCCATTCAGGCAACTCATACTTTATCTGAACTACTACCTAATGGACTTAATATCCCCGCTTCATCGTTAAAAGAGAGCGGTACTTATTTTATCGATTTTGGGGCGCAGCCTTTTGGGTCGCTATCGAACAACTCTTCAACGTCAGCCAGTATGATTGTATTAGATATTTTGCGAAAGGCTCCATCTTCGAGCACATACACCTATGTCACGAGTAGACGAGGTACTTCAACGCGAAATGGGTCTCTGCCCTTAACGTATCGTAACGGGGCAGCGGATGTATATCTTGACCAGTCTTTTGACTACAAGATAAAACTATTTGGTCATATCAAAGGGTTTAGTGATCACGCTTCAAGCAGCTCTAAGGGGATGTATGGGGGATTTATTCGCGTGTTTAAAATCCATAAGAGTACTTAAATTATGTTTTTGATTTACGATGTTGCTACAGGTAAACCGCGAATGACAGTGTCATCTCAGGCCATTGCTGACGCTAACCTTGAGGAGGGAGAAGCTCACCTTCAAATGACTGAAGAAGAGCGGGCACTTGTTGATATACAGGTTGTCAGCGGAAAAATAATGCCTCTAGACCTACCTGAGTTTGATCCAGTTAGCTATGCACGGGACTTGCGTACAGGTTTTTTAGCAGATACCGACTGGACACAGGCTGCAGACAGCCCTCTGAGCACAGAAGTAAAAGCAGCTTGGGCAAGTTACAGACAAGAGCTACGAAACTTCCCCGCAATGGTAGCGGAGATTGCTGCTCACGAGGAATTGGCGGGTAACGTAGGATCAGAATTTTACGTAGAGCAGTTACTACCAGAGCCCCCGAGCGGAGAATAGAATGGCTACTAAGCGCGATTACAAAGAAGAATATAAATACCACAAAACTGATGAGCAGAAGAAGCGTCGAGCAGGCCGTAACAAGGCGCGCCGTGCAGCTTTAGCTAGTGGTAAGGTAAAGAAGGGTGACAAAAAAGACGTGCATCACAAGGACGGGAACCCCCGTAACAACAAGAGCAGTAATGTGAAGGTAGTGAGCCGTAAGAAGAATCGTGGATCATATAGATTTGCATAACCCCCATGCATTTAATGCATTAGATTCATGACCTGACCCCTTATATAATTCCGCCTCAACCAACCAGAGGCACACATGATTCTTTACGTAATAGGGTTTATCCTGGTAGCACTAGGTGCTATCGCCAAGCAGGACTTGAAGCTGTGACATTGTCACAGTGCAAAATGATATAAAATAAATTAAGTAGTAGTATCAATAAGTTACGTAAAACTGGAGTTGTAGTACAGATAGACATAAGTAGTACCTAACTTATTGATATAGAACGAAAAGGTGCGATGCGGAGGACAGAATCCCTCCCTCTCCGCCACACATGTAAGTGTATGATTTAGATAGGAAAAGTTATAGAATTAGACCCTCAGTCACACCAGGGTCACACTATGGCAACCGTACGGAAACGGGGCAAGAAGTACCAGGCACAGGTACGCATCAAGGGGCATTCGCCTCAATCAAAATCTTTCTTAACTAAAGCAGCAGCTCTCGCCTGGACACGGCGCATAGAGTCGAGCATGGACAACGGTTCGTGGATCGATACCCGTTGTTCGCGGTCCTCGCTCATTGAGGACATTGTCGATGACCTTGTCTACTCCTACGAAAGGTTTGGCCTAGAGGTCGCTGGTCCTAAATTGGGTCAGTTAAACCAAATCAAAGAATACTTTTACGGTGTATCGATACACGATATGACTTTCGATGACTGTCTGAACTTCGCTGCATTTCGGTTAGAGACAATATGCGCAAGCACACTGCAGACACAAATGTACTACCTGAAGCAGGCCGTCGAGAACAGCAGGATAAAAACTGAGCTGCCTGTTGTGGACATGGCGATCGACGAGCTGAAGAAGAAGAAATTAATCATGGGGAGTAAGCGGCGGGACCGTCGATTAGAACCAGGAGAGTATGAAGCGTTGATGGATGAGGCAGCAGGACATTGGATGACTGCTGCAATAGACGTGGCAATCGAATCGGCCATGCGCCAGGGTGAAATACACGCGCTGAAGTGGTCAGATATCAACGAAAGTAAAGGTGTGATCCGATTAATGCGCAAAGATAAGGACGCCCAGGGCGGCCAATCAGAGCAGCAAATACCGCTTTTAGGGGGCGTGAGAGAGGCGCTCCTACGTGCACAGAATGTGTTTGGGCAAGGGCCAAACCTTATCCCTGTAAAGCGTGCAGCGAGCATTTCTGACAAGTTTGCCAAGATGACTAAGAAGTTAGGGATTGTCGACTTACGCTTCCATGATTTGCGGCACGAAGCGATAAGTCGGTTGTTTGAGAAGGGTATGAGGGTAGAACAGGTACGGGTAGTGTCAGGTCACCGCACCCTTGATCAGCTTTCTAGGTACGTTAATCTCCGACCGGCAGACTTAGCTGGGATGTAAGGTAGTTAGATACTTCTTGGGTGGGGAAAAGATATTTTTTCCCGCGTTTTACATGAGGTATGTCTAAACCGCGCCGGTAGATCTGTTGATATAAAGACTGTCTTTTAATTCTTAGTAGAACGGCCAGTTCTTCTAAATCCATGAATGGGCCGTACTTCTCTAATAAGAGTTCTTCCACTTAATATGCCTCCTGCAATAATGTGAATCATTATATTAGAGTTAATAATATTAGCTTTAGTATTAAGTGTCGAGGTTTTTTACAAATTCGTTTTAGAGAGCATCGCAGTTGAAAGTACGGCGTACTTTTTTGCTATTGTTTTTTCGGGCGGGAGGTTTTCTTTTCGGTACATTAGGGCTTCTTTTTTACCTTTCAGCTGTACTAAAAAAATACTGGCACCAGGATAGTCTTTGGGCGGGCACACTCGCGTTAAGTACTCAACATCAACCTTCTCAATGATGTTGGGATTTAAGGGAATGAATGTAGATGTGTGGGTTCTAACTAAAAAAGCTGAGTCAGGGTGACTGAGGTAAATTTTTTCTTTGATTGGTTTTGAAAGGTTAGTTGCGTCGTACTTTATTACTCGAGTGCGTATGTCAGGCATGAACTCTGTTATATCTGGGTCAATCTCTATAGGGTCTACACCTAAAAAATTAGCAAACTTAATAGTTGCGGCGGTACCTAGATCTGTAATGTTATTGAGGTAGTGCGAGATAGCACCTTGTGACCAGCCGAGCTCTTTGGCAGCCTCGACTTGGGTGAATTGCATTTCTACTTTTTTCTTTTCCCAGATAGCTCGCAAATTATTCACGGCTTGGGGCAGTTCGCTTGTTTTTTTCATGTGCTCGTCCTGAGTGTGTTACATCATAAATCCACTGGGCTACCTGCCGACGTGGAATACTTTGCTCTACATATGTAGATTTACATATATTAGCTGAGAAGTCATCTACTATTATTAGTGCCGTAGTACCTACTCCTAATATTAGTGCGACATTTGTTGACCCTTTCATGCGCTCGAGCCACGCACACTGAAGCGCGGACAACGAATGACGGATCACGGTTGTGTCTTTCTTGGGAAGGGATTTAACGTACTTATACTCTACGAAGAGCACACCTGCAGGACCTGCATACATGGCGTCGGGGACACCTCCCGTATATGTATCGTGGATCTTCCACTTATACACGTCGGGTGACAGAGCGTTATGTATAGATCTTACAAAACTGTGCTCGTTCATAGATTAAGAGCCCGTTTCGGTCAACGGTGGGCCAGCCCGTTGAATTAGGACGCAATCCCGCGCCCTTGACCTGGAGGAATAGTTACTGACCGTGCTGTTCGTATAGTCCTTCAGCAAATCGGTAGTCTTCTTCTTTGGTCCAGCCTGCAAACGAAACGTCTAGGTTCAACCATGAACCTTTATCGTTGCTTGCTGGTACAGCTTGCATGGTCCACAAGCCAGCGAAACGGTCGCCGCCTTTCATACCAATCTGGCTGTTCCAAGTCTTAGATACTCTGAGCTTGGTGTTAGCGAAGTCCATAACTACTGGGCCTTCTAGCTTGCCAGTCTCGGCGTCTTTGAGTACTAACATGTGTCGGTGTGTTGGATTTACCGTGTAGTCATCAGGTCTACCTGTTGCCTGGATAGCTTCTTCGGCTGCGATTGCTGAGCCGTAACTACCAAGTAAGCCACCGCCAGCTTCACGGTTTTTCCAGACAGTGTATTCACTGCTAAAAGTGATGCTGATGATGTGGAGAGTATCTGAATAGACTTCGTCGGTAAGTGTGTTGTAGAACAAACCTACCTCTGCCCCTTTCACAAACTTGGGGTGGTTTTTGTCTACTTCGTCGTGCATTTTCTGCAGCAATTTCAAACGAGGGATCTGAACCTCTGATCCAACGTTTTCATTACCACGTCCAGAGCCCATTGAGGCTGCTACGTGTGCTGGTACATTGTCTTCTTTAATTGCTAACGCTGTGCTACCCATATCGATTGTTCCTTGTTAAATGTCATTTGTTAATGGTTAAGTTTTACGGTTACAGTTTTCGAAAGTTAACGCGCCTTACAGAGCGAGGCGACAAGCCAGGGACGCTTTCTCCCATCTTGAGCAACTCTTTGTAAGCGGTGGAGCTAACGCGTCGTTGAAGCAAACTGAAATCCTGAGTGGATGTGACATGCTCATAGAGAGCATCCCAGTCATCTACGTTCGGCACAGTGTCTTCGTTGATTGATACAGAAGCGTTTTCATTTGCTGTTCTTGAAACCCCTTCTGTGTCCATCTTCTTGAGCAGGAGAACGTCTACGTAATCTTGTTCTCCACGCAATTCTTTTAGCTGTTTGTTCAGCTGATCCATCTGACCTTTAAGGTCGGCACGATGGTTGATTAGTTCTGTAATGCTTTGGTTTTCCAAACTCGATTCTTCTAGCTTTACTAATTTCATGATGCAATCCTCCGGTTGGTGTGTAGTTGTTTTAGTACTGAAAGTAGTTCTTCCATCTTTCCTGTTTTACCTGCTAGCTTTTGATACACATCGGTTTCCCAGGTGTCTTTAGCTGCGATTTGAATGACTTCTGTTTTTTCTGTTTGACCAGCTCGATAGATACGTCGGTTGAATTGCACGTAATGCTCGGCGTTGTACGTTGGTGATGCCCATATGACTGTTTTTGCTTTGGTCATAGTCAGGCCGTGTCCTGCTGATTGGGGGTGACAGAACACCACCTGCAGCTGGCCTGCTTGCAATCGGTCGACGATATCTTTTCGTTTAGACGCTTGTACGGAGCCATCAATGACGCCGTAGGTAATGCCCATCTTTTCCGCGAGCATGGTTAGCTGCTCACGTTCGTGCTTCCAGTTGAAGGCGACAAGCGATTGAGAACGCTCAGCAACAAGCTGCATTACTAACTCGTAGCGCTCTGCGTGTATGCCCTGCGCTGTACCATGTTCGTCGTATATTGAACCAGTACACAGCTGCAACAGCTTTTTGACTTTGGCACCAGCATGCACAGCGTTGATTGTCGTTTGTCCGGTGTAAAGGACATTGTCCTCGGCCAGTTGTTCGTACTGCTGCTGTATTTTCTTAGGCAGTGTTACGTACGTGGTGTGTACACTTTGCGCTGGCATGTCGATACAATCAGTTAATTCGTACCTAATGTTTATGTCGCTTAGCGCAGCGCCAACTATTTCTTGAGCTTCTGGTTTGTCATGCCACTCGTTAGCAAAACCATTAAAGCTAGACGTACATACACTGCTTCTAAATGAAAAGAAGCGATGACCTAACCGTTCACCATCGTCAACGATAAGTGTCGGGTGCCAGATGTCCGTGATTGTGTTGCTGTTGGGCGTACCAGACATAGCGATACGGTTACTAAATGCTTCTGCAATCTTCCGGCACGCTTTGCTGCGTTGGCTGTCTTTGTTCTTGAACGCTGTGAACTCGTCAATGACTAGCGTGTCGAAGCCACACAAGACGTGGTAATTCTTTTTAATCCACTTAACGGCATCGTGATTAGTGATCACAACATCCTCTGTGCCCAGGAATGCTTTCTCACGGTTTTTAGCGTACGCAATAGAGTATGTAATCTCAGGCGTAAACTTCGCTATGTCGTCGCCCCAAGAGCTTTCGAGAATAGACAGAGGTGCTAAAACTAAAGTGCGGGTTTTACTTTGCTTGATTGCATCGAGCACTGAACGTGTCTTGCCAGTGCCTGGATCAGATGTAATTAAGCAGCGGGGGTGCTGCATGATAAAGTCAGTCGTGACTTTTTGATGTTCGAAAGGTTCGTACATAGTCATCACTCGTTGATGGTTTAATATATTAGCATAACTAATATTTTGGTTCAAATACGGTGCCGTCTTCCGCAGCTTCTACAGTTGTTAGGCCACTCACCTATGCGCCACTCAGGCGGGCATTTGCAATATGCTTTTCTGCATTCTTGTTCTTTGAAGCCATAGTGGCCTGACACCTTTATTTTTTTCGGTGTGAGTTGTAGTAACTCACGGGTTGTTAACTTCATTTATTAGCCTTACTAATATTAATGCTCAATAAAAACGACAGGCTGATCACTGGACCAGCAGTAGCCACAAGAGGCACAGCTGTCTGTTTTGCCGAGCTGTTCTGGACATATAACACCGTGCTCGACGTACTCTAAATCTCTTGATTGGACCACATGCGCACTCAGTTCTGTATCCCAATCATCTGAGAACCGGACACGGAAGCGGTCACTGTGGATACTGTTAACGTTGCTAATCATGGTGCCTAGCTGTGAAGTATATGAATGGTGTGTGTACCCAAACACATGTAGGTTCTCAAGCTGGTGTAACCACAACTGCCACTGGACAATGTACAGACCGTCATAGAAATCACCGAGGACATGTAAGCGCACAACGAAACCTTCTGGGTGCTTACGGTTTAATTGCTCTAGTTGCATACCTAACTGATCTTTGAAGGTCGGGTCGGTGTGGTCGAACCTATGAGCGAACGGCATGTTGTCGCCATAGCAGTTGTCCCACTGCTCACAGTCACTAGGACACGTAGCGCGTTCTTCAAGCGTGAGAGAGTACATAGTCATACCCTTCCACTTCTTAACGCTTACTTTGTCGCCTAGCTTTTTGTTTTGTTTGCCGCGCTTTAACATGTTGAGGCTGGGAGGCTTTACGCCTTTGCGGTACCTCGTGTGTGGCGGACGTAGATTTTTTACTGGGATTAGGTTCTCTGCTAAGGATGTCATCGAGTATCTCCTCTCGTAGTTTAGCGGCTGTTGTCCTGTCTGCTTTGGTCATGATCTTGATCTCTGACTTCTTCAAACGGTGTGTACTCCACACTGTCGCTTCCTTCGGATCTGTGACGAGCTTGTATTCGACTTGGCTCCCGTCTCGTTTGTAGTACATATGCATCGTCGATCATCTCCTTCATGTGGCCGCACAGCAGCTCTTTATAATTTATCGTCATTGCGTTTCTCCCATTCATCTTGTTCGTCTTTCTCTAATAGGTAACCGCCATAAGTTAGGATGGCGAAGACAATAAAAACTATGCCTGCTAACAAGTATTCAAATATCTGGATCATCTTTTTTACCCTCGTCTTCTTGTTTTTCTTTGAATTTTTTGTAATAGCCGTATAGCTCAAAAATACCTATTACTTGTAGGATGACTCGAAACATTTATTGGTCCTTAAAAGTGTTGTTGTTGTGCTTTTTTATGCGCGAAAAAAAGCCCTGACACATACAGTCTTCAGGGCAAAAGGCTTACACGGGGAGGAGTAAGTTGGTTAGTCAACGCCCCAGTGGCATTCTGGATGATCACCTTTACGGTAAGAGCACCATCTGCAACTGTCTTTACTGGGTGTTGGATCAAATTCTGTAGCGGTAGTCATAATGATTGCTCGTTTATGCCACCCTGGAGCAAACTGCATAGCCTGCTCTCTGCTGTATTGCTTCTTGGTTGTCTCACCTTTGTCGAGATACCAAAACTCTACTTGTACAAACTCGAGTTGTGGGAATCTAAAGAACGTGCCTATGGCGTAGAGCAGACCTTGTTGGCTGTGCGTTATCTCATTGCCAAACTTTTTGCCTGTCTTATAGTCAATAACTCGTGCTGATTGTTCGTCTTCATGTACAAGAGCATCTAGTTTGATACGAGCCCATGTAGCAGCTTCCATCCATCCGACTGGTTGCCAGTCAAGATCAAAGCCCCACTCACCTTCAAGCTCAACCTTCGCATCAATAAATCCAGCGCGTAGTTCTTCGAATTCGTTTTTGAATTTCTTGCATGAGTCAGGGAACTCGCCAAGCGTACCGTTGACGTAGTCTTCTGCTTCTTGGTGGATCATAGTGCCGCGTTCTGCTGCAGCACCTGAAGGCTCTCGTATCTTCTTTACTTTCTGAATGTACGATCGGTAGGGACAATCTTCGTATACTTTCAATGCGGAGTAAGACCAAGCCCTGAGCGGACCTAGTTCTTTTGGTTTTTCCATTGGCTTGTCGCCATCTGGCCTCACGTCCTGAGTCAGCTGAACCATGTGAATCCTTCTATATTGTTCTATTATATTAGTATAACTAATATTTAAACCGTAAGCAATTTACGGTCGTGTTCCGTGAAATATGATTCTTGCAATCGCTTGAGTTCTAATTCGTTTGACTGCCACGTAGTAACAACTCCGCGTATTACGCTGGCGTCTCTGTTTGCTCCGTACGGGCGTTTACGCTCTGTTTCGACGCCGTTTCTACTCATGCGTTTTGTGAACTCACGTTGTGAAAGGCGCGGGTTTTGCTCTGTCTGTACGTGAAATACAGTGCGCAAGTGTTCCATTGGTATTACTGCAAATGGATCTCTAGCGGTTGCAATCCATGATTTAACAAGTCGCTGCGCTGCTTCAATCTCGTTGGAGTGCAGTACAGTTGCTGTGTTGATATCTAGTATGTCAGTGAAGTAGCTTAGCTTGCCTTCTTTAAGTGCCTGGCAGAACTCTTCAAACACAGACATTGATACGTTACGCATCTGCTCTTTAGCAAGGTTGTTGATTGCAGTCTTAGCTAAGTGGGCATCTACTTTGTATGTCTGCATAAGACCAGCAAATTCATACAGTTCTTTCTCCAGCTTGCCTGAGTCTAATTGCTTAGCAATGCCTGGGAACTTATCGAGCAGCTTTTCTTCTTGTTTAGGTGCAATGTTGTACCGGCGATCTCCTGTCTCGATGTTCACTGCATCTACTCGGTTCGTTAAGAACAAGTAGTTGGTGTAACTCTCGACTTCTACCTGATTGCTACGCATGCCACGTATTGTGATCGTAGGTTCAGTGATCTGGTTCTTTAGTTTGTCTGCCATCTTACCTGCGCTAGATGATGCTGAAGCCATATGGAACTCATCAACTACCAGGAATAGCGCATCTCGCATATACAGATTGAACTGTTCTTCCATGCTTTGCAGAAACTTCATAGGCACATGTGGTGTGCCAAACAATCCTCTGAGTATCTTCGAATAAAAGATACCTTTACCAGTACCTTGTGTGCCTGTCAGTACCCAGGATACTCCTGTCTTTTTTCTAGTCTGGTAGATATAAGCTAACCAGTTAATAAAGCGTTCGTATTCTTCATCACCATTGCCAAGTATGTGGTAGATGATGGTATGTATCAGTGGGCAGGTGTCCTTTATCCGTTGTCCGTGGCCAATCTCTAGTGGCGCACTAGGCGTCTTTGCATTACGCACGTAGTCGCTTCTTTGGTACGTGTTTACGTAATACGGAACTTGGTTAAAGTTGATTGCTTCTTCATTAGACGTAGGGTCAAAGATAACTCGTCCGTCTGGGATAAAGTCAGGTGGGACTTTACCGTGGTTCATAAAGAAGTCTTCAATATTGTTTTTGGCAACAGGTGTTAGTGGATACTCTTTGGCAAATTGTTTGGTGTTCGGATCGTATACACCGTTGAAAAAAGTATCTGTTGAGTAATCACGCAGAACGATTGGTTTGATCGCATGTCCTACTTCTTCGAGGCGCTCTTCATAGCGGTCAAATATAGATACGTAGAAGTCTTTGTCAGCTTTCTCGATCTCAAATAATGGTTCATCTTTGAAGTTGTACATGTACGTTGGTTTGGACATGTTGAAGTAGTACGCGCCTGAGTCACCACCGTTGATGTTGCAGCGTATGTACGGAAATGAAGTCTCGTCGACGATCGCGATAGCCATCTTGTCAGGGTTAGATAAAACTTCTTCGGTCTGATTGTCGATGGTTGCTACGCGAATCTTAGTCTGACGTTTGCTGAAGCCTGCTGCATCGCGCAACTTATCTTTGTGCTTCTGAGCTTTTTCGTGGCATCGTTGAGGACTTATGTCAGACATCAGAGATGCTAGGTCGATTGTCGGTTGTCCGCGGTCTACTTTGACAATCCGGTCTTCGTCAGTCTCAAATGGATTAGATCGTACATGACTAAACGTTGGTGGTGCTATGAATATAATCTTTGAGTTGTCGGCTACTGAAGTATCTAGTGGGTACTTGAGTGACTGTCCGTTGACAGACAGTTCCATTTGCTCGCTGAATATATCAGACTCAAAGTTGCAGTCTTGTAACCATAGCTTCACTGACTTAGCTGGCATTGCCACTGATAGCAGCATAAAGATGTGCATTGATACTTTGTCGCCTTTCAGACCCAAACTAGCCGAGGCTTGAGCAACATAGCTCACGTCTCGTAGTTCTATAGGTAGCTCAGCGACGATTTGATTAGCTAGAAACGTAACGTCTGTACTGGATAGCTTGTCGCCTGAATTAGTAGACTTAGGTAGTCGAATGCCGTCAATGTCTAATACAAGAAGGTTTGTTAGCTCTGTTCTATTTGTCTGTCCGGCACGAGACTCATCTACTAAATCGCGCTTTAGACTACCTTTCATAAGACAATGGCCTTTACTGCCATGCTCTCGGATAAGGCGTTCGAAGTCTTCTAAACCTGTGTCGACATTTATGTCGTAACGATGAGACGTAACTGCTTTCACATGTGGATATGGTTTGAACCCACTACCTTTTGTGTAGTGCTTACTAAGTGGGAGGCCGTTTGTAGCCTCTAGAAAAGTGATGCGCAAATTAAAGCTCCTCCTGAGCCTGCAACTAACGTACTTTCTGCAGATGGGCGCAGGTAAAGTAGATGGGTGCTAGTCTTCGGCTTTCTCAAACACCTCTTGCCGATCGATCTTTACTTCTTTATCGGCATCAAACGCGAGGCGAATTTGGTTTCTATCGATCTTGGATATTTTGACCGCAAGCAGAACCTTGTCGTCTTGATGGACGACGACAGATTCATTTAGTTTTCTGGTCAAAACGAGTCTCGACATTCTATTTACTGTATTCCTTGGCATAACCGCCTTCTGCATCTAGCGGTAAATCAGGTGCCCAACAAGGTGCTATACACATGTCAGAAATGATGTTTTCCATTGTAGCATCAGCATCATTATTAGTGCTAGTAATAATTATTTCATCGTGTACTGTTAGTGCAACATCGTGAGTTTTGTCTAGTCGCAACATGCTGTCTGTAATAACTATGCGAGCTAAGGCTTGGATTACGTTTTCTGTTATGCGTCCGCCGTACGTGTATTCATTCTTGTTGCGGGAGTCGTACATCAATCCTTGATTAGTAGATCTCAGGTTGTGATATCTAAGTCCTAAGCCATTTGGCAATTGTAATGTGTTGTTGCCAACGGTCAGTGGCCCGTACCTATTGCCCCAGTTGTCTGAGTGCATAGTTTGCTTGAGTAAGTCTTCTAGTTTACGCCACAGATTTTGTATACCTGAGTATGTATTGCGATATGTATTGACGATCTGCTTTGCTTTCTCAAGAGTAAAGTGTACGGGTGGGCCCATAGCTCCAGCTTCTAATGTGTCCTTGAACTTCTGAGCACCCATGCCGTAACCAAGACCTAAGATAGCTGTCTTACCTACGAAGCGTTCAATAGGATCGTCTTTCTTATTAATAGGTCGCTCATAAATCTTAGAGGCGAAGTTACTGTAGATGTCGTCGCCACTACGAAATTGCTCAACAAGTTCTGTTTCACCAGCTAACCAGGCTAACATCCGTGCTTCAATGTTAGACAGATCAGCAACGAACAGGAGTTCGTCGTCTGGTGCTACGATGCATTTGCGTAGCTCACCACCTCTAGGTAGGTTCTGCATATTTAGTTTGTCAGTACCGCCGAATCGTCCGGTGTGTGCTGCGTAGTACCGCAGTGGAACGGGTAGCCAGTCATCCTTCCAGGCAGCTTCTAAGAAGCGCTTTGCTCTGGTTTCAGTAAGTCGACTCTTTATTGCAATACGTGCATCCCATAAGTGCTGGTGTTCAGGGTACATCTGTTGCATTTGAGTAAACGCTTTGTCGTTCTTACCTAGTGCTGGTATTTTTTTACCAGTGGTTGGACTGACCTTTGTTGGTGGTACTAGGCCAAGCTCATGGATGTATTGCGCAAACTGTTGGTTGGAACTCAGCACTTTGCGATCGATGCCTGCTGCAGCGATAGTTGACTCGGCATTCTCGAACTCTTGTGCGTGGTACTTTGTCAGTCGTTCGCGGTCAATTTTTATCTTGGGTTCGCAAAACATGCGACATGTGAGGTCTATAAGATCTAACTCGCTAGTCGGCATCTTATCTAGCCACTGTCTATAGATAGCGTAGGTTAGGTCGACATCTTGTATGCAGTAGCCTGCAATGGATTCTTCTAACTCAGGATCTAAGTCATATACACCTTTAGCATTGGCTAGCTCTTCACCTTTACGCATTGTCGCGTCATTGGGGAAACAGCGTATAGCTACGTCTTTTAAACGGGCGCTTTGACCTGGATATAAGCCGCGACTCATTGCTGCGGTGTCAACGTAGTATTTTGGCACTAGTCCGTAATACTGCGTCAATATATACCCATCGAATGGTGTGTTGTGGCATACAAGCATTACGTTGTCCCAGTCCAGGGACCGTAGAGCGTCTTCGCACTCGTCCTCGCCGAACCATTCGGTTTCATCATGATCAATCTTGATGCCTACGCCCCACACTTTGAATTTCTCGTGGCTGACGTACTCCATTGTGGTCATTTTGGTTAGGGATAAATCTTTGGCGTAATAGGTTTCAAAGTCGAGAGTAACCACATCCATTAGAAAGGTAGCTCCGTGTTGTTGTCGTCACAGGCGTATTGCGCCATGATCTCGCCTTCGATGTTTTTGAAGCTGGATTTGAGTTCTTTATATGCCTCTGGCATCCGCGACTTCATCCATACTGCGGTATAGACGTGGAACTCGGGGTGTATGTTGTCGTCCTCTAGGCTCGACAAGTTTTGGAAAAACTCTTTTGTCTTCATTGCATCCTCCTCGATGAAATATCTCGATGACTGTGTGTGCGTTCCACTTCTCACGACTGTATTGATCATCAGTGATTACAAATAAGTTGCGGTCGTCATCACAGACCAGGTAACAGGTCTTTTTGAGTTCGTGTTGTATGAAGTGCCCCTCTTCTACTGCTGCTGATACATCAGTAAAGGGCGTAGTCATTTGTTGGTTGGATTATCTATTTCAAACTTAATAAGACGTTCTAAGTACCACACAGCTTTACGGAGATCCTCTACCGGCTTGCCCTTATAGGACATCCTCCAAATGTATTTCAGTGCATTACCTTTGCAGTAACCTTTGAAAGCGTGGGGTGTCATAGACTGCTCGATGGCGTCTATGCACTCTATATTTCCAGTGTTGTAATGCGGGGGTG